AAAACGATGATTTTAATATGATGTTGAAGGAATTTCCTGAGATGAAAAACAGACAGCTGCCACCTGAGGGTGGCTTGGCTGAGTTGATTAGTCTCCGTTCCCATAGACGTCTGATAAGACAATATAATTTTAAAGAGACTGACGTGACTGAATATGAACGAACTCCCGAAAACACGAGGATAATAGTTGATGTCAAGTCGATCGATACTTCAACAGTAGCCGAATATGTGGCTGTTGAAAAGACTAGAGTGCGAAGACCGTATCATATGGAGAAATTTGATGTGCAAGACGTCGCAAACATTGTGATAGACTGCATGAGTGGAGTTTTGACTGAACCACCTCCGACGTCGTCTCCGGGTTATCCCTGGGGACTAGTCCATAGCTCTAACCGAGAGTTTTTGAGTGAGGAATCAGGCAGATTAGTGAGAGACATTGTATTGTTCCGACTTGGAAAGATCTTTGAGTTTACGCGAAATCCTGATTGGTTTTTAGACTATGACCCCGAGAGAGCTTTTCTAGATGGTCTAGCTGATCCTATACGAATATTTACAAAAAACGAAAGTCACAGTGAGAATAAGATGAAATTAAAACGATATCGACTCATATGGTCTTTGTCAGTGATTGATCAGATCGTTGGCAAGGTGGCCCATAAACAACTGGATTTGAGTATAATTAACAACTGGATGAATTGCAAAATGCAGTCTGGTATGTCCTTTCCTCAGGATGCCCCTATGTTTATCGACATTATTCGGCAATGGAACACTGTTGCTGACACGGACAACCAATTCTGGGACTGGACTGTCACCATGACGACTCTGTTTACCGACGGTTTGAGGCGTTGCGCACATCTTGGTTACAAACTCGATAACGGTGAACCTGTGATGACTAATATAATGAGAATAGCAAAAACTGGAACCTTTCACATGAAACTAATAATATTTTTAATAACAGCGCGTGCCCAATGTGTCGCAGTTCTGTCGACTGTTGAGCTAATAAGATGTAACATAATGGGAGCCATGAAGAGTGGACAAGATAATACCAGCTCCAGCAATGGGGCTATGAG